GTAATTGAAATAATTTTATATCCTTTTGAAAACGAATAGAACAGAATTTAGTCTTCGGAGTCAAATTTTACTACACCTCTCTTCTCGAGTACGGTGTTAAAATTATTAGGAGTATTAACACCCCTATCCCATATGCACGCAAACCATGCATGTGCAGACTCAAACACAGTATACCAAGTTCCATCAATAATTCTAAAACCTCTAAAGTGTATGAGTTCATATATGGAGCATTCCGAGTTGTTACACAGAACACGCTTATCTCCAAAAACAATATAATCAGATTCATCATCCATAAATTTTGTTCCTACCTACCTCCAAAAGGTACTAACTATAGTTAACTTCTATCATTAGCACAAATCTCTATTTAACGTCGGAGTGTTTAGCGACTAAAAGAGCAACTTTTAACCAAATTGGTTGACGCCATTAACAATGTTACTAACGTCCTTTTTAATTTCCTTTTTGACTTGTTTCTTAATTTTCTTCTTCTCTCCTCTAACAGCTTTACCTGCTGGTCCCTGAAAAGATCCATTTTTATTACGTGGTCCATATTGGATCGCATTATTCTTTTTCATCCTTCCACCAGCTGCTTTCACAGAACGTTTTGGTGTTGGGCCTTTAAGTTTTGGTGCTGAACTTGGAACAGGACTGCCTCCTTGACGAGCTCCTTTCCATCCTTCTGCTGCTCCCAAAACGGGTTTTGCTAATCCTGTCACGAAATCTGCAACCCCATCGGCTATTCCCATGAACCAGTCACCCAGTCCATTATCACTAAACCTACAACCAACTGGCATATGCTTTATTATCTCAGAATAAAACCCCAGGGCAATATAATCTTCACATGGAGACATTTTCGCTAAAACAGCTAAATTTCCATCTTGTGAAGATATAAATCTTTCTACGACAACTGTCCTATTGACTTTAAAAGTTGACTGTGGGGTCAAACCCGAAAACACAGCTCCCTTGGAATTCCAAGGGCCTTTAAAATTATTAGTTCCACAAACATTAACTTGAGTAACATCAGCAGAGAAAGTTGGTACGAAAGCATTTGATGAGAAATCCAAAGAATTTCCCGCTGTAGGCCACACCAGTTCATTTTGAGTATAAACTGATGTCATTGTGTTTGGAAACGTTGGAGGATTATTCATGTCATCCATAGTTTGAACACAATAACACCCCTTCGCAGCTTCCCACTGAATGGTGCCTGGCAGAAGCATAGCCTCTGCTAATGTTCTAGGTTTAAGAACATCATAAGCCGATGTTGTGACCCCATTACGAACCACGGGAGTAGTGTGTTTATCTAAATAAACCTTTTTACCACACTCCAAGACATAATACCTTTTCGGCAGATATCTGTCTTCTCTTTTAACTTCAACATGCTTCATCCTTTCTTCCTTAGATTCAAGAGCCAAAGTTAACGCCTTTTCTTCTAAATGTTCTTCTTCAACAATAAGTTTAGGTTCTTCAATAAAAATGTTTTCTTTACCATATTTCCTAATAATCTCTGGATCTAATGTAGCCGTAGCAAGTTGTACAAATGTTGCACATGCATCATTCTTACTACAAGGTTGCTCATACACTAGAACTGATCCTCCTCGATACAACTCTGCAGTTGTATTGGCCACTTCAAAAGCTTCCGCTATTTTACGCGATTTTCCTTGTAAAAAGGCTGTCTGTAAATTAGTTGGCTGTCCGCCAGCCACCCCTAAAAGGCTTGCATTTTTATTACCCCCTGCAACGGGTGGTAAAATGAGTATTTCATTACCCAAAGTTATTGTTTGATTCCAAGCTACACAACTGAGACCACCAACCTGTAAAATACCAGTTGGAGTAACAGTTTGATCAGTATGAATATTTTGATTTTCTACTTGCTGACCAGCCCCACTTAAATAGATGTCATTACACAAATAATCATCCATATAAATGTGGAAACCCCAGGTAGAACCTGCGGTATATGTAGCCGGAATCGCCAAATCATAAGATGATTTGATAACTTGCAAAACAGAAGGACCTGTTTGCCTATCTGGATATCCATCACACAACAATCTCTCATCATGTTGTGGATCCAGAACTGCTATTAGCCAATTCATGCCATCTTCTGACATTCCAGTTTTGCTCTTGATCCTCTCAAGAGTCTTCGTTGCTCTATCTACTTTGTTCATAATTCATTTTGTACCCCATCGACCTCCATTGAATTAATAAGTGAATAAAAAATATAAAAACCACTATTTGAACACTCTAACCCGAGATACCATCTTATTGTTTCAGAATAAGTTGGCACTCCGGCAAAGTTATCATGTTTCAAAAACTTTACGCGTTTGTCTTTGAAATTGCACAAACAATTAATAAACTCTCCTCGAAATTTATTATATACGTCTTCGCCATGACCTGCGCTCATCAGCAAAATTGACCCAAACTTTGAAATTTCGGCCATTTTATCGATTCGATCATGATTATGAATAAATCCAAATGTTAAGATACCAAGATCATACTTGGGTATGTAACCTCCTTCATATTCCTGGAATTGAAAACCCAAAAATTGCATATCACTCAAAGAATGAGAAACAACTAATGGATCAAACTCAAAACCATACATAGAAAAGGTGTCGACTAGCATCGACTTAAACAGCTCATCATCCACATCTATAGAATCACCCATAACCACGTCATCTCCAAAAAGAAAAGCATCCAATTGATGCTCAATTTCCTCTTCGCTGACACCAAGTCTCAATAAAAAATGTACTATACATATAGCCATACCTATTATATTATCAACAGTCGTTGAACCCGATCCAGAGTTGTTACCCCAATCTTTTTCTATAACATCACCATTTGGTAAAACTACCCGTGATTTACAACAGTTTTCTGTTACCCAAGCCCTAAAAGGACTATTAGGAGCAAATCTATTTTTAATTTCAAAGACAGCTCTCATATGTGGAAATTTCCTATCATATCGGATAATATCAAACATAGTAAAACGCCGGTATCGTTTTAACACATTGGCCATTCGGTTAACTCCTCCTTCATAAGGATTCATGCCATAGGCTGACCACCAAACATTCTTCATACCTTCTGATTGTTTTCCATAAATTATCTTGTGATGGAACAATAACTCAAAAGGTTCGATAATAAAAGTTCTCTGCTTCTTATTACCAACATAATTACTCCTTAGTAAATACTCTCGCTCTTTACCATGAGCTAACCACAGAGGTATTTCTTGTATTAGACCTTCGTCTAGAAATTGCCTCCACACCCCAGATGTCACTACTTGATGTTTCTTCTTGTAGCCATTTTCTCTGAGGATAAACCCTGTTGCTTTTGTCATATCCATAGATCCAAAACACTCCTCTACGCTCATACTAGGTTGCGTTAATGCTCTCGCAAATTTCGCTGCCACATACTCAATAGCTCGAGGATAATAAGGATCTTCTTCATAAACACGCATAGGTTTAATATCCATCTTTCGTACAGACAGATCTAATGTTTGAACAGTATTCTTGGCGACAACTAAGTCTGCCATCCTACTTTCAAACCAGTGAAAATCTTCAAAATCTTCCTTAAAGCTCGTTACTGGAGCCTCATAATCGACATAATAAGGGGTTTTCATAACATTAAAACGCCCAATATAGGTAAAATACTCATACGTATTTCTACCCGTACCCAAGTTTTTCATAACACTATCTACCATGTCAGATCTATCTTTAACACGCTTGGGAGTACCAGTGTCGTCGATTATTTTAAAGGGTACAATAAAATTGCACCATTAGGATGAGGGGAACGATGCGAGATTCCGTGCTCATTATCAACTACATGAATAGCTATTAAATCACCACTCTTGTTAAGAACCATACTTCCACAGGAAGAATAGGTTGTAGTCACATCATGGAGAATTTCTGGTTCTCCACGCTTTGTGAGATATGTCATACCGCAAACACTCATCGGAGTATCGTTTTTGGTAGCATCATATGTCACAAACGTCGCACCAACTGCTTGATCTAAATGAGAGATCGCCGCAGTTCTAATAGGTTTTATCCCATTAATTTGTTTTATTTTACAATAAGCCGCATCACCATGATGGGCCAATCTTTTCCACTCACCTAAAGGTGGAAGGGGAAAGCCATGACGGCCTTTGTCTCCCCGTACCTCATAAGTACAAGATTGCTTAACTACATGATAGTTAGCCATTAATACCGCCTCATTATTATATATACAATAAGTCGCTGACCCAGTAAATTCACCGGTCATATTAAACATCTGAAAATGATAAGAATCATACTTATCAATAGGAATTGGTTTCATTATCGCCATTCCTTGCTCTTGCCTATATGGGAAACAAACCTTACACTGAGGTCGTCTACACTTTTCTTCAGTGTAGCACGTGTGCTTCCTTCCAGGTAGATACACATGATTGCATTTTCTACAGCTTTTGGCTATAGGACAATCATAAATCAAATGATCCAAAGAGTCACATTGATAGCATGCTACTATCTTTCCTCCCTCTTTCTTTTGAGCAGGTTTATTAAGCCTCTCAAACTCCACACGTGGATGTCCTACTTGGTTACATCCCGCAAAATGAACACAATTTGTTCCTTTACATTTTATATTACATAAAACATCTGCATTAGTCTCAACATAACCATCTTTAAGAGCTGGACAATTTTGATAGTGTATACACCCTTGAACCTTCCCCTCAGCTTTCGCAGCCTGGGCATAGGATTTTTTAATTTCAGGTATAACTACTTTCTCATTGTTCTTCTCTCTATATGTTGGTTGTTGAGGTTTCT